CACGATGGAGGAATCGTCGAAGTGTGTGGTCAAGATTGCCGCCCGCTGGGAGCGCGAGGAAGACGTTGATCGGACAAACTTCCCCGGAGCTAAGTCCCGCATTCGTCGGATCACTTCAACCGAATACTACACCAAGTACGGCTTCATTCCTGCCCCCGACGGAGGGATTTACGATGTGGGATTCGGCACGCTTCTTGGTCCACTCAACGAATCGGTTAACTCCGGAATTAATCAGCTACTTGACTCCGGAACTATGTCAAATTCCAACGGAGGATTTCTTGGACGCGGTGTCAAAATCCGGGGTGGAGTTTACACTATGGCACCCTGGGAGTGGAAGCGCGTCGACTCCACTGGTGATGATCTGCGGAAGTCTATGGTGCCGTTGCCCGTTAGAGAGCCTTCCGATGTCATGTTTAAACTCCTTGGCCTTTTGATCGAGTACACAGATCGAATTGCCGGGACAACTGACCCGATGGTTGGGGTGTCTCCGGGGCAGAACACTCCCGCCGAGACCTCCCGCAACACCATGGAACAGGGAATGAAGGTTTACTCAGGAATCTTCAAGCGGGTCTGGCGGTCAATGAAAGAGGAATTCAAAAAGCGGCATGCTCTCAACGCGGTTTATCTGGAGCCGAAACGAAAGTTCGGCAACGCGAACTCGTGGATTACACAGGAAGATTACAAAACTGATCCGGATCTTGTTGTGCCGTGTGCAGATCCAAATCTAGTCTCGGACAGTCAGAGGCTTCAAACAGCCACTGCTGTGCTTAATGCAGCTCATACGATCCCAGGATTCAACCTCGAAGTCGCAACGAAGAGTTGGCTCTCGGCTCTCCGGGTCGACGGCATCGAGACGATTTATCCTGGACCTGATAAGGTTCCGCCGCTGCCTAACCCGAAGATGCAGGCGGAACAGATGAAGCTTGAAGGCACGAAGATGAAGCTTGACTATGACAAATGGAAAGTCATGGCTACGCTGATGGCGGCGAAGTCCAAGACCGACGCCGAGATCATCAAGCTCTATGCCGAGACCAACAAGCTTCTTGCAGAGACTCAAACCGAAAAGGTTCGCGCGAAGATCGAAGCCTTCAGCGCAATGGTGGATGCGTTTAAGGCTCACAGTGAGATGATGACTCAACAGATCACGGCAATGCAAGGTGAAGCAAATGGAGATAACAAAGGAGCAATGGGAGGTCTGGAAGCAAGATCCGGTAACGCTGGAGGTTCAGCGCCTTCTGCGAGCAGCCCGGCTCAGTCTTCAGGACCAATGGGCGGCGGGGCAGTTTCAGGGTGAGACTCGCGACGAGATTCTCACGCTGAACGCCGCCGCCCTGGGGCAGCACAAGGTTTATCAGTTGATTGAAGAACTAACTTGGGAACAACTAAAGGAAGGACTTGAAGATGATTAACAAAAGTGGTTTGCATCCGCAGGGTCACGCGGTTCTGGTTTTGCCTTATGAGCCAGAACTCAGCGCGTCGAGGATCGTAATTCCAGACTCCGTGAGGCAAGGACTGAGCGTGCTGGAGAACCGGGTAATCGTGATCGAGGTTGGACCTCAGGCATGGGATGAAGAGAAGGTTCCTCGAGCGGTTCCTGGCGACGCGGTTTTCGTGACGAAGCACGCAGGATTCGTTGCCGCCGGCGCAGACGGCCTGATGTACCGGCTGGTTAACGACCGGGATATCTTTTGCCGGATTAACCGCGAGGCGTTCGAGGCTTCGAAGGCGAGCGCGGCATGAGTACGAACGAAGTCGAAACTCAAGCCCGCGCTATGGGCTGGTTGCCAAAGGAACAGTTCCGTGGGCCAGAGTCATCATGGATCGATGCGGAGGCCTACGTTGAGCGCGGCAACAACATCATGCCGATTCTGAAGGCGAACAACGAGAAGCTGATCCAACGGCTTTCTCAGGTCGAGGCTCAGAACGCTGAACTGACGGCGACGCTCAAGGCTTCCTCCGAGGCGATCGAGGAGTTGAAGAACTTCCGTTCGACCCTCAACAAGGAGAAAGTTCAGGAGCAAAAAACGGAGATCCTCGCCGGGATCAAAGAGGCAAAGACCTCCGGCGATGTCGACGCGGAGGTTGCGCTGACTGACAAACTCACGGAGGTCAACGCAGCACTCAAGGCCGCCGAGAAGCCGGCGGAAGTCAAACCTGCTCCGGCGACAGCCGAGGCACCGCAACTGACGGAAGCCGGCAAGATCTGGCTGAAGGAAAACGAGTGGTTCGGGAAAGACCAGCGTCGAACAGCCCTCGCCTACGGACTGTCAAATGAGTGGAAAACCACCGGCAAGCCTGTAGGGACGCCGGAGTACTTCGAGTTTATCGACACGGAGTTGGCGAAGGTCTTCGACCCGAACGCGGGGCGGCGGCAACGAGCGGCGAAAGTCGAAGAGACAAACTCAGGCTCGGCCGATAGCGGCGGCGGGTCGAAGAGCTTCGCTGACCTTCCCCGCGAAGCCCAGGAAGCCTGCAAACGTCAGGCCGCGAAGCTCGTCGGCAAAGGCCGTGCTTATGAAACCTTAGCGGCGTGGCAAAAAGCCTACGTCGAAACTTACGACTGGAGTTAATGAAATGCCGAATGCAAGTGATATCGTCTCGCCGAACAATCCCGCGAACAAAACTGTCGAGGCGAAGGGAGCGCGGAAGCGCATTCCAATGTCTGTACCAAGCCGGAAGCTCGAGGTCCCTGAGATTCCAGGGTATCATTTGCATTGGGTTAAAGAATCAAACATCGGCCGCGCGCTTGCGGCGGCTTACGAATTTGTCGACTACAACGAAGTCCCGGTTAACCAGCGAAATGTTGGAATGGACACGACGATCACTGGCAACCAGGATCTCGGATCTCGGATTTCGCTTGCCGCCGGCATCGGAGCAAACGGTGCGACGGAGCATCTCTTTTTGATGAAGCTGAAAGAAGACTACTGGCTCGAAGATCGCAAGCAAATCGATTCTCGGAACGCTCAGCTTCTCTCAGGCATTTTTCAGGGCGAACAGATAATGGGATCAGATCAAGATCAGTCAGGTGACCAAGGTACTCGATATGTCGATCGTGAACGCACCAAGACTTCGTTGTTTCAACGTCGTCGTGCGAAAACTTAATTAACCAATTGGAGGACTCATGGCTGTTACGAACCAAAACAAGCCCTCTGGTCTGACTCCAGTCAAGTACCTTAACGGCGCTGATTGGACTGGACAGGGGAACATTTACTTCATCGCGTCGACAGACACGAACGCTTATTACCCAGGCGATCTAGTCTCCCCGATTGCGGGAACTGACCAGTGGTCAGGGATTCCAGCCGCGACGTTGACTGTCAGCGGCACGAACACCCTGGTGCTAGGAAGCGTTATTGCTGTCGGAGCTTCGCCGAGTGCGGTGCTATCGCAGCGTGGCGGGCCGTACATCGATCCGACGAATCTGAATCTCACCTCGATCCCGGCAACGAAGACGAAGAACTACTTCATCCTTGTCGCCGACGATCCGAATATTATTTTCGAGATTCAGGAAACCGGCGTTGGCACGACGCCGGCAACTGCGCTCGGTTATGCTGCCGCGACAAAGAACGCTTACTTTCTCTACGGTGCTCCGGCGGCTGGAGCGGCAAACAGTGGAACGACTCTCGACAACGGAGTCTCGTCCACGCACGTTCCGGCGACTACGGCGGCAGCTCCGTATTTCCTCCGGATGATGGGTTTGTCGCAGAAGATCGATCCGCAAACCGCGTCCTTCAACTCCTTTGGCCTCTACGCCAAATGGCTGGTGAAGCTCAACAACCACGCATACGGCCCCTCGGTCGCCGGCGTTTAAGGAGAATCTCAAATGGCAGGTGGAGTTATTACAACTGGTGCACACCCAAAAGCCTTGTGGCCTGGTGTGTATGCGTGGTGGGGTCAAACCTACGCGGAGCATTCGGAAGAATATTCCGATCTTTTCGATGTCGTCGACTCGAGTCAGGCGTATGAGGAAGAAGTCCAGGTCACCGGATTTAGCCTCGCGCCGGTTAAACCTGAAGGTGCGCCGCTGACCTACGACTACGAAGTCCAGGGTCCAGTTCAACGCTACACGCACTTGGCGTATGCGTTGGGATACAAAGTCACGCTCGAGGAGTTGCAGGACAATCTCTACGAAACGGTGTCTATGCGACGAGCGCAGGCGAATGCGTTTTCGATTCGCCAAACGGTGGAGAACATCGCGGCGGCTGTCTACAACGATGCCTTCACGGGCAACGTGTTTCAGTTCGCGACTGGAACGTCGCTTTGCGGAACGGCTCAGCCCAACACGACCGGCGGCACTTTTGCGAATGCGCTCTCCCCTGGAGCTGATCTCACAGAAGCGTCGCTCGAGGATATGTGCATCCTGGCGATGGGGCTGCCGACTGATCGTGGGCTGCTCGTGTCGATCATGCCGCAGTCGCTTCATATCGCTCGCCAGGAATGGTTCAATGCGAACCGGATTCTGAAGAGCGTGTTGCAGTCTGGAACTGCGAACAACGATCCGAATGTGCTCAAAATGACCAATGCGTTTCCGAAAGGAATCAAGTTGAATCATTACCTCACGGCTCCTCATGCGTGGTTCGTGCGAACGAACTGCATGAATGGACCAAAGTGGTTCTGGCGCATCCGGCCGGTGTTCGATCAGGACAACGACTACGACACCAAAAACGCGAAGGCCGCGACGTTCTTCCGAGCGTCGTGCGGATCAACTGACCCACGAGCGGTACTGGGAAGCAACGGGCCGTAAGGCAATTCGGCGGACGGGGAATCATGAGATTACGCGTCCGCATCTCACTCGCGCTTTAATTAGCGGGCAATGCCCGCGAGGAGACTTTGATGACAGCACCTTCACAAGCGCCGGTTCGCTACCCGAGCGGCGTTTCGACAGATCAAGTCTGGGGTCCACTGGCAAATTTTGGCCAGCCAAATCCCTTTATGTATCAAATCATGGACGACGACTTCATGGGTCCGATAACAACGGACTCAGATTTTGTAGCCGTGACGAGTGGAACGGGGGCCGCGACGACAAGCGTCGCAGGCGACGGCGGACAGTGGCTTATGACTACGAGTTCTGCTGGAGCAGGAACCTCAGGAATCATTGGTGCGAAGAACACTTTTGTGTTGCCGCCCCAACTTTACACTGGAAGCGGCCTCACAGCGACACTTTATCCGACGAA